CGCCCAGGCCGTCACGGGGCTGTCGGGGGCGATCTGCTGCATGGTGGCCTGGTAAGCCTGCGGGTCTGGGATCGCGGCCTTCAGGGCGCCGAGCATCTGCACGCGATCCTCGGTGCGGCCGGTGCGCATGATCTCGGTGAGCTGCTTGGCCTCCTCCTTCGTCAGCACCTTGACCGGCGCACCGTACTGCCCGGCCATGCCGCGAGCGATATCGGCCCGGGCGGCGAGCTGGTCCTTCAGCGTGCCGATCTCTGTCCAGTTGATCGGCTGCACCGTGGCGAGGCCCTGCCGACCGGCAAAGCTGATCGGATCGTCCCGCACGGCCTCGCTCAGGTTCTTGTCGAGCGCGCGCAGCCGGTCGAGCATCTGCACGTTCTCGGGCGTCGGGTTCTGCCGCACCCGAGCCGTCGTCTCGGTGATCGCCTGTTCACGCTGCAGGGGCGGGGCCGTCATAAAGCCGCCGACGAACGCCGAGAACTGCGCTTGCTGGCGGACAACCGCCTCGTACGGCGTGCCCTTGGCGGCCTGCGTGAGGGCCGCGAACTGCTGCACGCTCGGCTGGTAGCCGCTCATGATGAGCCGGTCGGAGGCGTCGATCTGCGCCTGGATCGTGCGCAGCCTGGACTCTTCCGCCCGCGCGGCCCGGGCGGCGATCGTCTCGCGCATGCCGGCGATGCGTCCGGTCAGCAGCGACTTGCGGTCGGGGTCCAACGTATCGTTGCCGGCGATCTGCTGCTCGAGCTTGGCGAGCGCCCCGCCGTCGTTGCGGGCCGCGACGAGACGCGACGTGAAGTGCGAGGCCCATGCGTTTTCGGCAAACTTCTGCTTTTCGGCCCCGACTTTGTCGGCCCCCATGATCCCGGGGCCCTCGGCGTCGAGCAGCATGTGGGCCTGCCGGATGGCGCCCGCCGGGTCGGACAAGGCGAGCCGCTGGTAGCCTTCGAGCGCGCCCTGCACGCTGGCCAGCCGCTCCTGCTTCTGGTCGATCGCGACCGCCGATCGCAAACGATTCCGGGCGCTGCGCTCCGCGGTGATGAAGTGCGCGCCGACCGATGCCTTCTGCTCGTCGTCCAGTCCCTCCAGCCGCTTCGCCTTCAGGTCGGTCAAGCGCCGCTCAAACTCGCCTTGCAGGTCGTCACGCTTCAGACGTTTCTCGGCGAGCGCCGTGCCGAGCTCCGAGGCGGTCTCGTCAAGATCGGCCTGAAAGTTGGCGTACGCCTCGACGCCCTTCGCGCGCCGCAGTTCGGCATCCTTGCGTCGCTGCTCGGCCGCTGCCTCGCGTTCGCGCTGCTTTTCCTCGGCGATGGCGACTTGCATCTCGTGCCGCGCCGTCGCCATCTGCGCCTGCGCCTGACTGCTGGCGGCCTGCCGCTCGTCGAGTTGGTCCTGCCGGAGCAGTCGCGATGACAGTTGCTGCACACCCTCGGCGAGCCCTGCATCCTGCTGCACGGTCGCCGCTGGCGAGATGCGGCCTGACGGCGAAGCAGGGGCCACCCGCCCGCCGAAGTCTCCGATGCGGATGCGGGCCATCAGCGGATCATCCTGTAGTCGACGGGAGCCGGCGCCTGTTCCGCCCGGATGCGCCGCCAGCCGGGGGCCATGAGCTGCGCGCCAGTGGACAACACCGACCCCACGGCACCGCGCACTCCAGCCGCAGCCGCATTCTCGCCCACCATGCGGCTAGCCTGTGCCTCGGTGTCCAGCCGGGCGCCCCTGCGCGAGCCGTAGAGCATCTCCTGCAAGGCGTCCTCTTCCGCGCTGCGCGCGATCTCGCCCTCGATGAGCAGCGGCGTCCCCGCCCCGACCTCGACCCCGGAGGCCGCGAGAGCGGCGCGGGCCTCGGACTGCTGCGCACGCCCGGCCTTGCGCGTCCTGTCGGCCTTGATCATTACGACCTCGCGCTCGGCTTGCGCGTCGGCCTGCGCCTGCTCCGCCTGATAGTTCGCGAACTTCTGCTGCTGGCGGCCCTGATTGATCTGCGAGAAGGCCGAGAAGGCGCTCGACGCGATGGTGAAGATTTCCAGCCCTGTGCACACGGTCAAGCCCTCATCTTGTAGATGCCGCCGACGTGGGAGAAGCCCAGGCGCTGGTACAGCTGGCCCGTGGCCTCGATCATCACGCCGGTCGATACGCCGAGCGTGATCTCGATCGCGCCGGCGGCGCGCGCCCAACGAACGAACTCTCGCACGAGGTGCGGGCCGCTGGATCGGCCGCGCGCCCACGGCGTCACGAAAAGCCCGAACTCGAACGCCACCAGACCCGGCCCAAACCACGACTGCGCCACGGCGCCCGCGAGGGTCGCGTCGATCGCGCCATCCGTCTCGTGCAGCCAGAGAAACCCTCGCTGCTCGTCGGCGATCAGGCGGTGGAAGAGTTCGCCCAGGCGCTCGGAGTCGAACGGCATGAATGCGTACCAGCCCTCGGCGTGCATCTCCCGGCCGAGAGAGCACAGCGCCGGCACGTCCTGCGGTTTCGCTGCGCGGATGCTAGCCATCGTTGACCGACAGCCGCTTGACGATGCCGAGCACGGTCATCGGAAGCGGCTGATCCTGTGTGATTGAAACTGCCCCGGTAAAGTCGCCGCCGCCAGTGCGCCCCCACCCCAGCGCCTCGACGCGGCGGTCCCCGGTGAAACTCGGCACAGGCTGATCGAGCACCGCCCCGGTGCCCATGCTGCGGGCGTTGATGGGTTGCCCGTTCACCGTGCCACCCTTGGTCTGGTAGAAGCGAACGACGATCTCGTGGATGCTGATCGCATTGCCCTGCGCAGTTCCGGTGCCGGTCCCGACTTCCGGCGGCAGGTCGGTGATCGTGGTGACGTAGTCGAGCCCGATCTCGACCTCGTACGCCGCCTTGTCGAGCGTCACCGCGCCGGCGGACACCGTCTTCGAGGCGGCCACATACCCATCGGCCACGATCCGCACCGTCTTTCCGTTGAGGTGCGAGAGGCCCGACCATGCGGTGGTCGGCGTGGCGTCCGTGCCCAGCACGGTGATCGCCCCGGGGTCGTCAGCGAGCGGCACGGTGTACGTGTTGACCCCGGTGACGGTGGCCGTGTAGACGTCGTTGATCGCGTCCGGCGTGAACCCGGAGAGCCGCACCTCGTCACCGCTCGCGTAGCCGTGCCCTGCCCGCGTGAGCGTGAGCACGCCAGCCGCCCAGGTGGCCGTGCTGATCACGTTCTCCGTCACGGCGCCCGTCACGCAGCAATCGGTGTGCAGGCCGTCCTCGAAGCGCTCCACGTACCGCACGGTCGATCCGCCGACGCTGCGCGCCACCAGCGCCCAGAGCTGGTCGACCGAGCCGTCAGGGATGGCGCACACCGACTCCACCTCTCCATCCGTGGTGGAGCTCGCGAAGCTGATCACGTCCTGGTCGCGGTCGATCGACATGGAGACCAGCGCCCCATCGGCGCGCACGAACCAGGCGACCTGATCGGGCTTCGCCTTGTAGGCGACCTCCTGCAGCCCGTCTCCCACGATGTGCTCGGACAGCACCGACACGTCCGGGGCGTTGTAGCTGTCGGCCTCGGCCCGGTAGCCAAGCGCCCGGACCTTCTTGCCGCCGCGCTCGGAGAAGATCACCTCCGAACCCACACGCACCGGGCGGTAGGCCGAGCAGCCGTACTCCGTGTCGCCGTCCACCTGCACGTTGGTGGGCGTGATGGGCTTCTCGTTGCCGCCTCTGGCCGTCAGCTCGCCGCCGTAGGCGAGCACGGTCAGGCGCTTGCCCGGCACGAGGTGCTCGATGATTGGCGTAGGATCAGCCGCAAGGGCGAACGCGAACCCGTCCGAATCCTGCGTGCCGCGGGCGAAGTTGAGGTACTCCCCGATGCGCGACCCCCAGACTGTGTTCGGGTAGGCCGGGGTGCCGGCAGCGTAGAGGCGCTGGCCGTGCAGCGTGACCGCGCGCGGGTAACCATCCACCGAGTTCCAGACGGGTTGCTCCAACGCCCAGCCGTTCACCGGCGCAGCCGTCGTGCTCGCCAGCACGGTATGCACCTTGGCGTTGACCACGGTCGTCGACGAGTAACCAGTGATCTCGCACATGCCGTCGTTGATCGCGACGAAGCTGCCGAAGTGCAGGTTGGCGGCGAGGTTCTTCCAGCCGGCCGCGCCCAAGGTCAACGTGATCGTGGCGCCCTCCGGGCCTGTGGCGCTCGCCGTGCATGTGGTCTGGGGGGTGCCGGTGATCTTCCACGAGTTCGCAGCAATTGGGCCGGTGCTCGCGAATGCGTCGGCCGCATCGATCGTCACCGTGACTTGGGTCGACGACGAGTACGCGGTGATGACTCCGCGCCCGGACCCGGACTCGAGGTAGCGCCCCACGTCAGACGCCTCGAAGGAGGCAGCCCCAGCGGTGGCGGTTACCCCCGCGCCTGACGTGGCCGTCAGCGACAGTGTCGTGCTCGGCCGCTCGCCGATCTCGTCGGTCGGCGGGACCTCCCAGACGACGGTCGATAGCTTCCAGTTCGTGTTCGCGTACCGCACGAGCCGGCGCATAGCGTACGACGGGTGCGCAAGGAACATCGTGTCGGCCGACTGCGCGTAGTGCAGGTCGACCAGCTCGGCGTCGTCCCATGGCGCGGACACCTCGTAGGGCGTCCCGGGGCTCGATTCGATCTGCCCGCTGGGCGTGTAGAAGCGCACGTACTGCTCGCCGAATTCGAGGACAAAAGCTTGCGTGCGGCTGAACACAAACCCGATCAACCGGGCGACCTTGGCTGCGTTCTTCGCTGCCGCGGTGTAGCGCGTGCCCTCGCGCCGCCGCACGCCCCCGTGCACGAAGGCGTATGCGTTGAGAAGCGTGCCGGCACCATTGCCGTACTTGGCGATGTCGACGCGCGCGAGCAGCCGGGGCGAAAGCTCGCCCGCCGTGAAGTTGGTTTTGATGATGGAGACGCGAGGCACGGGCTATCTCCTCGCCGTCAGTAGCCGTTCATCGCCGGCCTGCTGCGGCGGGTTCTCCTGTCCGTCCACGGTGCGAGCAAGTCGCAGCAGCGCTCCGTACTCGCCCTCCTTCACCTGCGCCTCGCTCGCGCTCTTCGTGATCGGGTAGGCGAGCTTCCACGCCATGTACGCGGTCATCGCCTCCACCAGCATGCTGTCCCAGCTCGCCACGTCCTCGAGCCGGTAGACGTAGCGCAGGTAGAGCGGGTTGTCGTCGGCAAGGATCTTGCGGCCCTCGATTTCGTAGGGCTGCGGCTCGCCGTCGCGCCCGCAGGACAGCACGCGCAGGCAGTCCCCGGGCAGGGCGAACTGATATGTCCAGTCGAAGTCCGGGGCGGTCGCATCCGGCGCGAGCGAGACGCGCTTGATCGCGCAGTTCCACGGGTGCGCGCGCAGTACGCCGTCGCGGGCGTTCGCCCACAGGTTGCCGCACAGAGTGGCCCGTTCGGTCGAGTCGTCGAAGCTGTTGATGGTCTGCGCGCCGAGCAGCAGCAGCGCGTTCGAGCACACCTGCACGTCAGAGGTGGCCATCGGGGCCTCCGAGGAGTTCGCGCGTCGCGCCGGACATGGATCGCACCTTCCCACCCCAGCCCCGTGCTTCGATGCGCCACGGGTCTAGGTAGCGGTGCGCGTAGTTGAGCCGCGGCGCGTCGGGGGCGTCGTAGAAGTGGCGGGACTCGTCGAGCGGCATGCCGGCCAGGATCACCGGCGCGTAGCCCAGTGCAACCGCGATGCGCGCGGCCAGCAGCCCGGACGAGCCGCGCGTGTCGAACGGCCAGACATGGCGCACGCCAGGCGCAGAGCGGATCGAGTGCGTCTCGCAGCCGTTGCCGACCCGCACCGTGTCACCGGCCCACACCAGCTCGCCGGCTCGAAGCGGCAGCATCCACTGAAAGAGTTCGGCATGCAGGCTCACCCAGTGCCGCGGCATCGTCTGCAGGAACACGCCCGACAGGTTCACGGCCATCACGTCGAACGTCTCGCCATTGAGCCGCGCGAGGTCATCCCACAGGCAGGCAGCCCCACCGCAAACGACAACGGCACCTGAGCAGGTGCCGGCGATCGCGGGGCCTTCGGACGCTCTTGCGCCCGGTGGCGAGGCCTTCAGGGTGATGTTGCCCACGGGGAGGGCCCGCCCCGGGGTAATGACCCGGGGCAGGCTGCACGCCGCTTACGTGCCGTCGACGTAGCGAACCCGCACGCCGATGGTGCCGGCGGCGGTTCCGACCGTGGTGGCCGTCATCGTGATGTCGTACCAGCGATTCGGGTCCTCGGTGAGGCCGAGCCGCTCCCACAGCCGCTTCTCGCAGTCGGAGAACTGCGTGGCCGACGCTTCCCACGTGACCTCCGTCCAGGCATGCGCCGAGGTGAGATCGAGAGACGAGGCGAACTCGTCAGCGTCGACGACCGCGCCGCCGTTCTCGGCCGTCTGGTGCACGCCCAGCTCGTAGGCCGCACCGGAGGTGATCGCGTCGTTGGCGTAGTCGACCTGCGAGATCCGCCAGCCGGACCAGACCCGGCAGAAGCGGTACACGCTGTCGTTGTCGTCGGCCGCAGCGACCTCGACCACGCCGATCTGCTCGCGCAGGCGCCCGTGCGAGATGTACGCGGGCGTCATGTCGTTCGGGGTCGCGTCGCCGTTGGTGACGATGGTGCTCTTCGTGTTTGCCGTTCCCATGGTGCTCTCCTTGTTGCCCCGGCGGCCTCATACCGCGCGGGGCGTTGACGTCGACTCGATTACGCCTCGCTGCAGGCGACCTCGACGACCTTGGCTTCCTCGATCCGCACCGCGCCCAGGCTCATGCAGGCGTAGGGCTGGAGCGAGTAGGACTTGTCCGCACGCTCGGTGAGGCGCGTCATGATTTCGGCGCCCATGCCGAGCGCGACACCGGACTTCGCCCAGGCGCACAGGTAGCGGGTGGTGCTCGACAGCTCCCCGCGCTGGAAGGGCACCCACTCGAAGCCCATCCAGTTGCGGCCGACCTTGCCCTCCTGCAGCATCTGGACGGCCATGTAGTCTGAGCTGGTGAGCGTGGTGTCGCCCATCACGTCCTCCATGGCCTCGGACGAGTACATGAAGTAGAGCTGCTCGCCGTTCTCCTCGTCGGCCTCGTTCGCGCGGAAGAGCTTCTTCGTCTCGATGATCTTGGCCTTGGTGAGGCCCGCCGAGGCGACGACGACCTTCTGGGCGCTGGGCAGCGCGGTGGTGCCGCTCGCGGTGCGAGCCGAGCCGCGCATGGCGTCGTAGATGACGTCGTCCTTCGCGCGGTTCATGGCGGCGACGCCGGCCTTGGTGTAGTCCGAGGTCGGGTCGGAGAGCATCTTCTTCTTGTCGAGCTGGTCGACGAGATCCGCCCACTCGTAGTCGTCGAGGTCGATCCACCGCGTGGAGTGCGGCGTCTCGATCAGCGGGGTGTCGCCGTGGCGCGTGGTCTTGCGCTGGGCGGCGGTCGCGCCGATGCGGTTGATCTTCTTCGAGTCGCCGACGATGCCGGGCTCGTTGCGCACCCGGGACTGCAGGCGCGACTCGGACTGCTGGGCGAGGTGGTAGAAGTTCGCCGAGAACTGCTGGACGAAGGCTTCCGTGATTTGAAACGACATGGTGGCACTCCTGACAAGTTGGGTACGTCAACTACGCTTGCCGGGTTGTGCCACCATCTAGCCTTGCGGCCGGTGGGCCCGTGGGTGGCTGCGCTCTTTGCGGACCTGCGCTGCCAGCGGTCCCCGGGGCTCGGCGTGCCGAGTTGTTCCCCGCCTTCATGTGCCGCCACTTCGGCCGGGCTCCTCGCGGAGTTGTTCCGGCCGTTGAGGCGCGATTCTACGCTGCCCGTCGACGGTTTGCAGCCGCCTGTGCTTCGTGGTGCTTTCGAACCTTGGCGACCGTGGCCTTGTGCCGCGGGTCGGTCGGGTTCCAGTACGGCGCATCCTGATCGCCCGGCTTGCCGCGCATGAGCGTCGATACCGACTCCACGTCGAGGATGGCATCGGGACTCACGCCCGGATCTTCCTTCAGCTCGGCCCCGACCTTGGCGAGGATTCGCACCACCGCCGGGATGTTGCCGATCGTGTCGATCAGTTCGGCATCCTGCGGGCCGGCATAGGCGCTGAACGCCTGGTAGGCGAGCCGCACGTTCTTGTTGAAGTCGGCCTCGGTCTTGTAGTAGCCCATGAGGTCGGCGCGCGCCTTGTCGGCGCTGAACTGCTTGGTCTGGTCGGCCAGCGCGGAGAGCGAGCCGAAATACTTGCCCATGACGAACTCGTACTGTTTCTGGGTGAGGCCGGCCGCGTGCGCCTCTTCGCGAAAGCTCTTCGCCATCGCTGGATCGAGGTCGACGCCGGCTTCCTTGAGTTCGCCCGGCATGTCGAACTTGTACTCGTCCGCAGTCTTGGGCGGCAGGCCCACGTCGCGCATGCGCTGCTCGAGTTGCTGCGTGCTCTTGGCCCATGCTTCGTAACGGACCTCGCCCTTCTCGGCGTCCCAGTATTTCGCTGGCACCTGAGCGGGCCTGCGCGTGTCCTTCTCGCTGGCCTGCAGGGCGATCTGCTCGGGAGTGAGCGGCTTGCCGTCGCCTGCGCCGGGATCGGCTGCCGCGCTGCTGGCTGCGCCGGCATCGGCCTTGCCGAGCGATTCGAGCAGGGACGGCGCCTTGGCCGCAGTGCCCTCGGCACCAGTGCCGGCCGTACCGGTTCCGGCATCACCGACAGCCCCGCCGCCCGCGCTCTGCCCTTGCCCGTCTGCATCGCCTGCTTCGGCCCGGATGTTCCACCAGCGTCTATGCATTGCCATCTCCTTCGTGTTCGCGGTCGAGTTGCGCCAACCGGCGCAGGATGTACTCGATCACCTCTTTTCGTGCCGCTCTGCGCTCGGTCTCGCGCGCGCCTTCCGGGCCGCCCGGGACGTAGACCGGGCCGTCGTGGAAACGCCCGACCAGATCTTCGAGCACGGCCTGACCGGGCTTGAACGCTTGGAATGTCGCGATGTAGTCTTCTGGAGTGGCCATGAAGAATTACCAACTCGTCCCAATCATCCGCGCGCGAATGCGGATCTTCAGAGGGCTGTTGCCTGTAGTGATCTCGCCGACCGTCATGTGCAGCACGAGCGGCGCGTTTGCCGGAGGCTCAATGGACGTGTCCGGCGCAGTGTTCGGGCTCAACGGGTATACCCACCTCGTCTCGTCCGCCGTCTGGTCAAGAAACCCGGTTGGCTCGCAGGTGCCGACGATGGCTCCCGCTGTGCCGGTGTAGCGGATGGCAAGCTCTTCCGTGCCAGCAATACCGGCATACGCTGCAGAGTTGTAGTCGTACCAGATTTGCGCGCCGAGAAAGATGAGCGCACGACCAGCACCGGGGGCGGCGATCAGCGTCTTTGGCGTAGCGTTGAGTGCCAGCAGTTCGCCCGTCGTCACGGTAACTTCTGTGGTGAATTCTCCGGAACAAACAGGCGTCGAGCTTCCGACCGCGGTTATTCGATTTCCGTGGTCGTGCGTCGGGGTGAAACCAGACCAGAAATCTGCGCAGTCGTGGATATCGTTGTCTGTCACCTGGGCGACAACCGTTCCCGCTCCGGTGTTGGTCGCGATGTAGGTATATCCGGCCGTCACTGGATGCGGAAGCGCGCCGATGCCCTCATTGCCATGGACCTTGGCGAAGATCGTTGACCCAGACTCGGGCACGAACTGCACAACCGGATACGTCGACGCCGGGAATCCGCCGGACTGAAACATCGTGTTGTGGGATATGGAGAGCGCGCGAAGCTCAGTCGCCGCTGATTCACCAACCTTGACCATCACATGCGGCCCGTAGGTGCCGTCGAAATCGTTCAAGTCGATCTTGATGTTACTGTGGACTCCATCCGATCCGGTGCTGCGGATCAGTACCCCGGGCCCTTGGTAGCTCGATGACAATGACTCACCGCCGCCGCCGCGAAAGTGGTGATTACCCCTGTAGATCACGTTCGTGCTGTTCACGGACCGGAATGGCGCCTCCGTCGTGGCGCCGTTTCCTGCCTGCCGCAACACGTTGTCGTAAAAATGGGCGTCTCCCGTGCGGGAGTCCAGCACCGTATCGTCGTTCTGCTGCCCGAGAATGTTGCCGATCCACCAGCTATCCGGCCCTCCGTTGTAGCCGGCTGCGCCGTTCCCTCTCCAGATCGTGCACCGCTCGACTCGACAGCGACGGCCATACGTCTCGACGGCCCTGTCCGTGCCGTTGATCGCATCGACGTTCATGTCCTCGATGCAGGCGATGGTGTCGCCTGAATCAAAGTCCACTTGGTTATCGCCAAGCTTGACGACGGCCTTTCCGGTCAGGAATCCGATAAGCGCCAGCGTCGAGCCGCGCATCGGCACGTCATGGACGCTGCAGTAGTCGCGGCCCACACCCTTGAACCGCACCCCTCCGGGCACGACGTGCTGCTTGTTCGTGACCGAGCAACCAGCGGGGAAAAACACCGTGCCGCCCTTGGCGGTCGCTGCAGCGATCGCGGCGTCGATTGCGGTCGCGTCGTTGGTGCCGTAGGTCAGGCCGCCGCCCGTGATTGAGACACCGCTCGCTGCCGCCGCCGTAAACTGCGTGGCTGACTGCACGGACGCAATCGTGCCGCGCATCCGTGTCTGCGAGCCGGCGCCGGTGCGCGGCATGATGACGAACAGTTTCCCAACGTCGGCAGAAGAGAAGTCTCCGGTTGCTGACGTGACGACGGCCGAGCCATTGGTGCAGACGGCATCGGTAAGGTATTTTCCGTCGCACCTCGCTCCGTACAAGCTTACGTGGTAAGTCGGTAGCGCAGGAGGGATGATCTCCTGCACCAGCCACCCGTCAGCCGTCAATGTCGCGTTCGCTCGTGCCATGTCGATGCCCCTAAGCCGCCTTCATGTCCGCCGTCGCCTGCGCGTCCGCGATGATCGCGTACAGCAGCCGCACCAGTTCGTCCAGACGCAGGAACTCGTTGTCCCACACATCGCCGCCGACCAGCGCGACGTGCATGCCGTGCGCCGGCCTGTCGAGCGCCGCCACCGTCGACGACCACGCCCGCAGTTTCTCGATGCGCAGGCAGTCCCGGCGCTTGACCACCGGCAGCACGCGCTTCGACAGCATCTTGCCACTGACCGTGCCGACCAGCATCTCCGCCGCCTGGGCGAGATCAAGCAGGTCGTCGTAGCTCACGACGAAGCGCCGACCGCCAGACAGCACGATCTCGCCGTGGGTGTTGTCGAGATCGATGTGCTCGATCACCCGGCGCTGGCCGATGTCGTAGCCGTTCATCGCGCGCTCCTCGTGAGCAGGGCTCGCCTCGCCTCGTTCGCCCGGCGCTTGAACACCGCCAGAGCGGCCGAGGCTGCCTTCTCGTCCCGCTTCGCAATCGCCCGGATGCGCAGCAGTTGGCCGCGCTCGTGCGGAAGCAGCCGCAAGGCTCGCATGTCCGCCACAAAAAACGGGTTGCGCGGAGTTCCCTCTGCCAGCCGATCGACGTAGACCGGAGCCGCAGAGGTCATCCCATGAAGGAAGCGCACGCTCATGCCGGGTCCACCGCGGAGACTGGGTTGCCGGCGGTCTGCGTGACTGCAGCCGTCCAGGACGTGGCCGAATCGTCGGCCGCGTACACCGTCAGGGTGCCACCGGAAACGGACCACTTGTTGCGCAGGAAGGCGAGCGCCTGGGCGACGGTGCGGCCGGTTGAGCTGCCGCCCTCGATGTTGCGGGCAATGAGCGCGTCGGCGTTCTCGTTGGCTGTCGGGATGGCTGCCGGGAAAGTTGCTGCAAGGAACCCGGCAGGTTGCGCGTAGGTCGCCATCCTGCTCGACACGGCAGCATCCAGCGACGCGTTGAGGTCGACCGCCAGCACCTCGAACTCGCCGATGCCGTCGCGGCCCGTCACGCCGCCCACGGTTGCGGCCACCGCGATGCTGTACCTGCGCCCTGCCTCGAAGCCGTTGCCAGCAGTGGCGTCGATCTGCACGGTGTAGAGCCCCGTGGCGTTGTTCGTGACGGTCGGCGAGTACGCCAGCGCAGCCCCGTCCTCTGTGATCGTGACGGTCGGCGTGCTGTCCGCGTCGGTGGCCGCGCCCGTCGTCGGGCTGGCAGTGCCGAACTGCGGATAGATCGAGTCGCCCAGGCTCACCGGGTTCATTGGCCGAGCCTCCGCACGACAGGGCTGCCGATGGGGCGGTACGCCGCACCACCACCGCCACCAGTCATCGTGCCAGTGAGGTAGCCCTGCTGCTCGAACTGCCCCGGCCCGTAGACCGTACCGAGCCGCACGTCGGCCACGTTCGGGAACCTATGATGCGAGTGGTACGGCGCCGGGCTTTCGCGCAGCACAACAGTCGTCGGCGTGGCATGCGTGGTGCGCAGCACGAGCTTGGAGAAGTTCGGGACGTTGAAGTACGGCATCACGTACCGTCCACGTTGGCAGGGACCAACGTGTTTACCGTCGTGCCTGCGCGGTCCGGCGATCCGGCAAGGTACGCCACCACGTAATGGGCCACACCCGGAAAGTTGGTCGCAAGATCGTAGCTGCCATCGGTGCGCGACTCGACTTCATAGCCGCCGAACGCATCATCAGACGTGCGGAAAGCATGCAGAATCGCACCAGAAAGCGGCGCATCGCTGGTATCGACACACAGACCCTTGATGAACTTGAGCGACTGCTGCCCCGGCCCGTCGCACGAGTACGGCTCGTACAGGTCGATCATCGATAGGTCGCGGCACGTCACGCCGTCATTGCCGGACGGAGCGCCTATGCCAACCCTGGCGCCGAACGACCACAAGGAATACCACCGATTCGGGTCTTTCCACGTCTTGGGTGCGCGCGCTTGCCAGTTCCAGTTCGGCTGGTTCCATGGCTCTGCAAAAGCCGGCTGCAGCGTCGCAGGCTGCGTAGAGAATCCGCCGCCTGTTGCGCCTGCCGTGCCGTAGCTGAGCTGTGCGCCCATCACATCGCGTCCGCAAGCCGGTGCCGCGCGTCGAGCAATCGCTGCTCCTGCGGCGTGTTGACCAGCGGCGTGTCGTACACCGGAACGATCACCCCCTTTCCTGCCTGCAGTTGCGCCCGCTGATGGTAGTTGTTCACCACGTCGCGTGCCGTGTCCAGCATGAACGTCGCGAAGGCATGATCCGTGATCGCACCTTCCACCTTGCAGTTGCCCGAGCGCGACATGGTGATAACGATCTGCGCGACCGCCGTCTCACCATGCACATCATCAAGGGTCTGCCGCTTCATTCGTCCACCACCGCGTGGATGTCCACCACCGCCGAGTTTGCCGTGATGTTCCACGCCACCATGGCCTGACCACCGGCCGGCAGCACAATTCCGCGCGGGAACGTGAACACGGCAGCAGCACCGACCAGCGCGGCCAGCGAGAAACGACGGAAGAACTGCGTCGGCACGGTCGGCGCGGTGCCGAACGCTACGGCGCCCTGCGTCAGCCCGGTCGGACGGCCTTCGTCCTCCGCGAGGAATGCCACGCCACCCGTCAGCGTCGGCGTGTTCGCAGACCGCCCCAGGCCCACCACGCACGCCGTGGCAGCGCCGTTGAAGTATCCCCACTCCATGAGCGCCGGCTCGTTCGTGGCGGGCGCCAAAAAGGCGTGAGAGGCCGCAGCGATGGTCGTTACGGTCGTACGCTGCGAGAGCGAGTAGATGGCCATTATTGCGTGACTCCGTCGATCAGACCGTTCTTGTCCGTGGTGAACTTCTGCACCGCCCCGAGCGCCTGCTGTTGCTGCTGCTGCTGCGCCCGCTTCGCCCGCCGCTCATCAATGTCGCGCTGGTCGGGGATGAGCTTCTGCGGCACCCCCAGCAGCTCGGCGCGGGTGCGGGCCGCCTCGTCCCAGTCGTACATATCGAGCGGCCCCTCGCCGACCACCGCGGCCTCCTGCGCGAGCATGCCCTCGTAGCGATCCATCGCTGCCACGTCCCCGAGCTTCTGCGCGCGCGCGATCGGCGAGATGTAGCGCAGGGTGAGCACCTTGTCGGCGAGCGACTCCGGGGCCTGGGCGAGCGCGCCTGCGCGGTAGGCGATCCCGAAGCACCGCTGCACCAGCGTGGAGATGAACTCGGACTGCGTGCGGCCGTACACCGGGCCGAGCAGCTGGCGGATGATCTCGACGCGCACCACGACTTCGGTCGCGGTCATCTGCGGCCCGTCCTGCGGCTGCAGCTGGTCGGCCATCATCACCTTGCGGATGGCCCGCTGCAGGCGCTCGATCTCCAGCTGCGCGATCTCGTACTTCCCGGCAGGCTGCAGCGGCCACATGTTGTCCTTGGCCGCCATCACCACGATCTTGCGCGGGCCGATGGTGACGGTGCGCGGGTTGAGCACCCCGTCGTCCACCGCGCCCCACATGCCCGCGATCGCGAGGTCCATGTTCGCGAGGTCCATGCGCACGACCTCGTTCAGGGTCTTCAGGTCCGGCAGCGCCTCGTAGGTCGGGCCGAAGGCGTAGCAGCTGCCCTGCAGCGTGTTCCACCGCGGCACGCACAGCGGCATCTCGTGGTAGCCGCTCTCGCGCACGAGCTGCTTTGATTCCTTCTCGATGTGCACCGATGCGATGGGCTGGTTGCGAGCGAGCATGCCGCCAGCGCCGGTGCGCGGATAGATGCAGCGCACGAACTCGACGACCTCGTCCGGCTTGCTGGCGGCCAACTCGCGCACCTTGTCGCTGACCATGTTCTCGCCGTACTCGCGCACCGCCTGCTCGGCGGTCAGCGGGAACTCGTTGAAGACCGTGTCGACCGGGCCGCCGTTCTTCGACGCAGCGAAGTAGCAGTTGGCGAGCGGCCAGGCCTCGAAGAGGAACCCGCCTTCGGGCGCCTCGTCGCAGAAGAGCGCGAACATGCCGGCCGCGCAGTAGTCGAGCATGCACTCGAACGCCACGCCGTCGAAGTTGCTCGCGTGGATGTTCTCCCAGAGGGACTGGGCCGCGTCGTCCGCCCACAGCTTCTCCTCGTCCGACATGCCGGTCTGATCCCACGCGATCCAGCGGCTGTTCGCCGGGACCGTGCCCGAGACGATGGCGCTCGCCAGCAGGCGGGCCGCGTCGGTGCCGGTCGAGTCGAGCAGGTCGGCCTGCTTGGCCTTGGCCGTGCTCGCCTGCGTGGTCATCGGGTCGCTGACCGTGCCGACGTGCTCGAAGCCTGCACCACGCAGCGGGTAGGTGTAGCGGTAGCAGTCGCGCCACGCCTCCTCCACCACCGCGCGGCGGGACTTCACCTGCTCCAGGCGGCGCAGCAGCTTCTGGGCGTCGGCGGCCATGCGCTACGCGCCGAGAGTCGTCTTCGTGCCCGGAGCGGCCCCTGGCGTTGCCGTGGCAGGCGTGGAGGCGTCTCCCATGCCACCAGTGGCCAGCAGGGACGACGCGCGCATGCGGCGCTTCCTCGCGGTCTTCTCGGCGGCTCCTGCAGCCGCCGCCTCGGCGTCGATCTTGGCCTGGTCGGCGAGCGGGGACTCGCGCACGACGGTCGGTGTCTCGCCTCCGCCACCCATCAGCTTGTCGAGAAAGCCGCACATGGTCAGACCCTCCCCACGCCGGGCGGCAGGGGCCGCTCGATCACCACCCAGCCCTTCTCGGTGAGGATGGAGCGCTTAGGGATCTGGGCGTCGATCGCGGCGAACTTGGCTTGCAGCTCGGCAATCCGCTCGAGGTTTGCGTCCAGCTCGCCGTCGAAGTCCGCCTCGAGCCGCTTGATCTCGCGCGTGATCATGTCGGCCTGCTTGCGCAGTACCGCCGCGCGCCCGAGCAGCGCCATCGCGTCCTCGTAGCTCATCTCGCGCTTGGCGTTGACCGGCGCGTCGAGAGGGCGCAGCGTGTCGGGACGCTCGACGACAGCCTCGGGCACCTGCGGCTTCGGTTTCAACACGCGCCGTGCGCGGCCCTGCTGGCCCATGATGATCGCCGCTTCGGGATCCGACGTGCTGCCGGCGGCGATCTCGTCACCGGGCTCGGCGATGACCTTCGGTGCTACAGCCGTGCTCATGCGCGAACTCCTGGACAGAGGTTCGCGCGACGGTATCAGGCTGATTCTCGGATGTCAGTCGGAATACCGACTTTTCGCAGTGCGGCATGCAGGGTAAGCAGCGCGCGGGCGTCCTCGAAGTTTGGCGTACAGCCAGCGTAGTACCACGACCGCACCGCGCCGGGCGATACGGCCAGGGCACCGGCCACGCGGTCCAGGGTCATGCGCTTGCCGCCCACGCGATGCGCGAGGATCTCGAGCATGATCTGCCGCCAGTTGACCGGGGTCGGGCGCACCACGCAGAGCGTGTCGGCGGTGAGCATCGCTCAGAACGGCGCCGCCGCCATCTCGCGGCGCGGCGCAAGCGGTAGCGCCACGGCCTGCGGTACCAGGGCCTCGACCTCGATCTCTGCGCGCGGGTCGTGGCGGTCGATGCCGTGGAACACGTGCTTCTCGCGCACCTGGCGGTCGTTGCGGTAGACCCCGCCGCGGGCCAGCTTCCTCGCCTCGCCCTTGCCCTCGTAGCGGTCCTGCAGCACGTCCAGGATCACCGATTCGTCGAGGTCTGGCCGCTCGCTCGCGTACCAGATCCGCAGGGTGACCCGCACCGGGCCCTCGATGCGCTGGCGTGCCTCGGCCGGGATCTGCAGCAAGGCGGTGCGCTCGTAGTCGCGGGCCTTCTGGGACTTGATGATCGCAGCACGCTCGCCGAAGCGCACGATCTTGCGCGAGTTTGCCTTGCTGGCCGGTTCGCCGCGGATGGTGAGGCGAACCTTCACGCCGCCCTCCGCTCGGTCGCCAAGCTCGCCCTGATGCGCTCGTTGACCCCGTGGCGCGGGTCCGTGGCCTTCACCGGGCGCTCGGCAGGAATCCCGAAGCTCACCCAGCACCGGACCCGGCTCCGCGGCTCCTGGAGCTCGCGCACGCCCTCCGCGAACATCGACCCGTTGCGCGTGAGCGGAGCGTCCTCCAGCGCATCGGCATCCAGCCACGTCGGGGCGATGGGGGTCATGCCTTCCGGCCGCGGTAGCTGTCCCAGTGAAACGGCACCCACTCGCCGCATTCCTTCAGGCGGTCGAACGCGCGGGCGCCGATGAACTCGCGGAAGCCGGCGGCATCGAGGTTCGTCAGCAGGATCGTCGGGCGCTGCTCGCGGTAGCGGTCATCGATCACGCCGAAGAGCTGCAGCCTTTCCGCCTCGGTCCCGAACTGGACGCCGACTTCGTCGATGATCAGCAGGTGCGTGCGGCAGAACGTCTGCTGCATCTCGACCTCCGAGACCTCAGAATCCTGCCGCCAGGTGGCGCGCAGCTTCATCACCAGTTCGCGGGCCGTGATGTAGACCGAGTGCCAGCGCGGCATGATCGCCTGCGCGATGCCGAGCGCAAGGTGCGATTTCCCAGTCCCGGGCAAGCCGGCGAAGATGAGGTTTGCGCCCTCCGCGTAGCGCGTATCGAAAGCCTCGGCGAACTCTGTCGCGATGCCCAGGGCCTTGCGTTGGGCCTCGGATTCCGCGATGAACGATGCGAGCGTGCGGGTCCGGAATCGCTGCGGGATGCCGGCCCGGTCCAGTCGATCGGCGTGCCGCTTCGCTTCCTCCGTGGCCCTGCGTGCGGCCTCGGTAGCCTCATGCTCGGCCCGGCGCTCTTCACCGCACGGCTTGCAGCGCGACCAGTGCACACGCCCGCCGCCGTAGAGCGTGTACGCCCGGGACGTGAACTCGCCGTGCTTCGGGCAATGCTCCGTGCGCTCTCGCGGCTCAACCTCCAGCTCGTCCGCTGCTCGCTTCACCAGATCGCCGATCGATTCCAGGTCGCTCATGCGTCGAACCCCTTCGAGTAGTCCAGCTTCGAAAAATCCTGCTCCGGCACGACCTTGCGAAGCGGCGCGACGCGCGGAGGCGGTGGCTTCATCACCTCCCGCAGGATCGGGTCGAGGTAGGCCGCCGGGATGCGCTCCGGAGGCGGTTTTCGGTCCTGCGCCCGGGTCACCGCTTCGCGCAGCTGCTCGTCCGTAGCCCCGGCGTCGACCCATGCCTGCAGCAGCGGATTGCCGGGGGTGACTTCGACCAGCGCGGCGCGCAGCAGGGCGGCGACGTGGCCTCGGCGGGTTCCGGCTTCGCGCGGAGGATCTAGCGCGCTGCTTGGGTTTGGTGGTTTTGATGGAGTAGGAGAAGGAGTAGGAGTAGGAGATATCGCACCTGTGCCATCACCAAAGGGGGGCTTTGGTGCGCCACCGTTGGCCGGCTTGGGTGCGGTTTGTTGCGTGCCTTTGGTGGCTGAGTTTGCCGCCCTCTGGCGCGCAATATGCTCGTCCCGGACCTGCTTCGATGAGTACCAGATGGGGCCATCCTGCGCCTGGATCAGAGCGACTGGATCGCCCATCTTCCGGCCGGACCTCGGGGTGTAGATGTACGCCTCGCACGTGGCGCCCGCGTCCGCTCCCTTCAGCACGCCCTTGCGGATCAGAGAATGCAGCACGGCAGGCTTGCAGTGCACCGCCTCGGCGATCTCCTTCAGCGGCCAGCGGATGACGCCGAACTCGTCGGAGTCGGCCATGAGGCAGAGCACGTCGATCCATACGCCTTTCTCCTCGTGCGTGCAGCGGCGCAGCTTGGCGTTGCTGATCCAGTCGCCGTGGTAGAACTGAAAGCTCGGACGGCTCATTGACGGGCCTGCTCGCGTTCGGTGTCGGTCATCGCTTTGCCTCCAAGGCGGCGCCCGTCATCCGGACGACCTGCTCCGGATTCATCTCCAGCCGGCAGGCGCCCCAGGTATGAAACGCGCGCAGGGTCGATGCCATCCGTTTCGCGTGTTCAAGGGCGGGGATCACGCTGTCGTGCCCGAGGTCGGCGAGGAGTCTGTCGATGCGTTCCTGCTCGCGCTTGGTCATGTCCGCCCCATCATCGCGTCGAGCCTCGCCTGCAGATCCCGCGCGTACGCCTCGACCTCGTCCGCCCACGTGCGCTGGCACACCGAACCGCGCGCATCGTTCGGGTTAGCCTGCGGCGGGGCGAGGTGTGTCGCGGGCATGGCGGCGGGGAAAATGGAGCCGCGGGCGCAGGTCATGCGGTCAGCTCCAGGCCGAGGGTGCCGCGCGTGCGCCGCTCGATCAGTTCGCCGTAAGCGGGGTTCAGTTCGGCGCCAAGCCAGCGGCGCCCGAGACGTTGCGCGACGCTTGCCACGGTGCCGCTGCCCATGAACGGGTCGAAGATCGTGTCGCCCGGACGCGAGCCCGCGAGGATGCACGGCTCGACGAGGGCCTCCGGGAAGGTGGCGAAGTGGGCTTCGGCGTATGGCTGCGTGGCGATCGTCCAGACAGAGCGGCGGTTGCGGGTGCTGCCCTCCCATGGCACCGAGCCCGCCACGGCCCCGCTGCTTTTCCCGCCAGTGTCCACGGGGACGCCACGACACGACGCAGGCTTCCGTTCCTTGTTGCCCGATCGCCGAGTGCCGGTGTTAGGGCTTTGACCGGGCGCGTGATAGCCGGACCCAGTCAGATCGTGCTCTGTGAGCCCTGCGGCCCGTTCCTTGATTGCCTCCGCGTCGTAGTAGTACCGCTCGCTGCGCGTGAGCAGGAACACGTATTCATGGGCCTTGGTGCAGCGATCCGTGACGCTCTCCGGCATCGGATTTGGCTTCGACCAGATGATGTCCTGCCGAAGCCACCAGCCAGCGTCTTGAAGCGCAAAGGCCACGCGCCAGGGGATGCCGATGAGGTTTTTCGGAGGCAGGCCAAACACACGAACCCCATCGCGATTGCTCGCGCCGCCGTTCTTCTCCGGGTTTCCTGGGCGCATCACGCCAGCACGCGGGTTTTTGCTATCTGGCACCTGCGCGGCCGCGCTGCTGACGTAGCTATCCCCAAGGTTCAACCACATTACCCCGTCATCCGCGAGCAGTTCCCGCGCAAGCCCGAACACTTCCACCATCCCGGCGACGTACTCGGCTGGCGTGGACTCAAGCCCGAGCTGCCCCGGGTGGCCGTAGTCGCGCAGCCCGAAGTAAGGCGGGCTCGTCACGATGCATTGCACGCGCACGCCCTCCGCGACCAGCTTGCGCATGACTTCGCGGCAGTCGCCGATGTGGACTGTGTTCACGCCACCCTCCCCCGCTCGCGTGCGCTCAACTGAGCCGGGGTGATACCGAGAC